GTTCTGGATCTCTTGCTGGATTGCCAATAGTCAATTCTGGTGACTTTATTGCTAATGGTAGACTATCTAAGTGCTATCGTGACGTATCATTTATTGTTGATGCAGTTGTCAACGACTTGAGACTTGGTGGTAACGTCAATAGTATCCAAGCAGGTGAAGCTTATTATGTCGGTAACAATCTAACTTATATTGATGGTGAGAAGTCGGAAACTATTGATGCTTGGAATTACGTTGGTGATATTGCTATCGCAGCGATGCGTAACTTTGATTTCCTTGCTGTCAATTGTGTAACTACTGCAGGATCTGCACTAGTTAATGTTGGTGATTCTAGAGGAATTCCAATCGGTATGAGAGTTGTTGAATATGCAAACACTCCAACTCCTTTTGTAAATGGATTACTCCAAACAGGAGCAGTTCCAATCTATACTAATATTCCAAAAGATACATTTGTCAAGAGAATTGTAAGTAGTACAGTAATTGAACTTGGTGTTGCAAATTCAAGATTTACTTTTGGAAGTACTGTAAATGCTTTACAATCAAGCACGACTACAAAACTATACTTTACCTTTGAGAAGGGTGCTTGGGCAGATACATTACCAAAGAAAGTAAAAGTTGGACCAGCAAATACAAATCCAGATGTAATACAAGATACAACTGCATTTACCCCAACTGCTCCTACTCAAAGAGAATGTGCTAGTACTGCTAATGCAATTATTACTTTGGTTGGTAATATCACAACTATTATCAATAGTGGATTAGGCACAGTTGCACTTCAAGAACAAACAGTCAACACAGCACTATTTGCTTCTCGTGCTACAATCTTTACGATTGATACAACTGGTTATGGTTCTACTAATGCTCATAACTTTGAGACTGGAACTCCTGTAAGACTCGTTCCACGCCCTCGTTTTGATATTACTACTGGTAAATATGTCGAAGTTGATAAGCGTTTAGTTAGACTTCCAAAAGGATTTGAAACTAATAGAACTTACTATGTAATTGCTCCTGGTAGAAGAACTCAACCAGAAGACTACAGCAGCACAACATTCTTTAATGGTAGCGATCAAACTAAATTGATGCTAGCAACATCAAAAGAAAACGCTGCTGCTGGTATTTTCATTTACGCATCAGAAACACAAAGTATTGATCCTAATGTAGAGATTGATCTTTATCAATTTGTCCTTGATGATAAGTACGATCTCCATACTTACAAATGTAATTTAACTAATACTGTTAATGCTGGTATTGAAACTGATGTATCACATATTTTTGATAAACCATCTGCTGCTACAACTCCACATAAAGTATTTTTCAGAGCAGTTGAAGGTGGGCAACTACCTATTGTTGCTAGTACTTATCAAAATGATCCAACTGTCGCAGTAACTGATCCTCAAAATGCTAATGTTGGTAGGATTAATCCTCAAATTGAGTTCTTTGCTCGCTATCAAAATGATAAAGTATTTACTATTCATAAAACTCATGCTGATGCAATTAATAACGTAAATCCAATTCAATTCTTTGCTGGTCAAGCAGGACTAAAATTTGATGTCTATGCTAACAAGCGTAGATCTCCTATGAAATTTGATCCATCATTTACTGATACAAAGGCAACTGCAGGTAAATGGTATATTCAATGTAAGGATGTTGTTACTGGTGGTACTCCTAGTGATATTGCAAAGAGTATTTTCTCTAGAATTAATCAATCTGATTATTCTGATAGACCAAGAACTACGGATATGTGGTATCAGCGTCTTGATGATACGAGAGCTGCTGATGATAGAACATATAAGATCCGCTATGTCATTCCTAAGTATCTCGAAAATGCAAGAGATCCTATTAACGGATTTGTTCTTAAGACAAGGACTGATGATACTCGTAAACTAATACCACAAAAGATTGTATTAAAACCAGTTACTGGATCAGTATATGGTGCTAGGTTTGAAAACCCAGTACAAGCTGGTGAATATATTGGATATACTGCAGCACAATTTACATCAAATAATTTAAACTCTGATGCAGCATATGATCCATTCAAGAAAGATTTAACAAATCAAGGTATTGATTATCGTGCATTTGCTAAGTTCTCTTCTGGTATTCAAGCAACAATTCAGAGTGGTCGTTATGTTGCAGATTCATTAAATCCAAGTATCAAATATCTTGAGTTAACAGTATATGATCATACTGTTGATGCTCTAAACTTCCCAGGATTGAGAAACGAAATCTTTACAACTGTCAAGATTACTTCTCCTCAAGGCGGAGATTTTGTACCAAATAAAACTCAAAGTATTAATGCTAATAAAGTATTCTTTACTGGTAATTCTTCTGGATCTGCTTATATCCATGCTTACATGAGTGTAGGTGGAGATCATTATCTGATTATCAAGGGTATTGCTGGTGGCAAACTTGAGTATAGTGAGTTCTTCAATACAAGATTTACTCAAGGAACTGTCTTTGCAGACATGATCGAAGATCAGGATATGGGTAAATCCTTGCCACTCAAGACTTTGATCCGCAAGCGTTATCCTGAATATTATTGGAGACAAAACGGAGCTAATGTCTATACAATTACTCCTGGTGATAAGATTCAAGATGATGCTGGTATCGAATACTATGTTGATAGTGTAGAAGATGCTGGTGTTATTGAAGATACTTTCTATATTTTTGCTACTCAAACACTCCAACGTCGCATTTCGGGTCAGCAAGATGGTATTTACTATCTAACTTGTCTACGTGGTAATATCTCGCCATTCCCAACTGGTGCTGGTGTTATCAATAACTTTAGAAACTTCAAGTTCTCTCAACCAGTTAGCAGACTATATCCATTAAACTACAGAAACGATCCTCTCTGGTTCCAAAAGAATGGAACAACCAACGAAGAGAAGAACTATTATGCTGCACTAATTGATCCACCAGCAGCACTATCTGCCGCTGATAACTATATCCATGGTCTGGTCACAGTTAATGATTTTAAAAATTCTGTAACCAGAGAAACAATTGGTGATCTTATTAAGCAACCAGCATTTGTAGAAAATACTTATAGCGGAACTGTTGTAAAGTATGGCAAAACTCTAAATTCTTCTATTCAAGCACAAGATGGTAATGCAACATCTGGATCTGAAGATCGTATTATTCCAATTTCTGGTAATAGCACAGTTGTAACTGATCAAAGATACTACGTTGAGCTTCGTAGACCATCGATTGCTCGTGCTGGTAACCATACGTTTGAATACCTTGGTTTCGGTCCTGGTAACTACTCTACAGGTCTCCCTGCCCGCCAGGAAGTCGTCCTAACACCAGATCAGGACTTCTATGCCCAAGCGAAGAAACAAGACGCTGGTATCGTCTTCTACACAGGTATCAACTCTCAAGGTGATCTCTATATTGGTAATAGAAGAATTAATGCTATTACTGGTGAAGAAACCTTTATTGATAAAGCAAGTCTTACTGATGACGGAGATGCAAATGATGTTGTAGGAGGTCTGGTTACAACCTTTGATACTCCTGTAACCTTCAACGAAAACTTTACTGTTGTTGGTGGAGATGGATCACTTATAACCACCTTTGAGTCTCCTGTTGTTGTTTCTGTACAGGATAATGATCTAACACAAGAACGCAATTCTCTAATTATTCGTTCTAATGTATCTTCTGTAGACCCTGTAACTAATTTAGAACAAGATGAAGGACTTGATAGAACACAATTCTCCCCAGTCAGCAAAGGCGATATTACGTTAGGTAAAAATAGGATTCAATCCGCTATTTTTGCCTTTAGTTCAAGAGGTAAAGGACAGGAGTATCTAATTCAAACTCATAGTGTAGTTGGTATTGCATCAAATCTTACTCCAAATCAATCACCAGTTTACGATCCAACTACAGGTATCGGAACTGCTATTCCAGGCACTGGTGTTCCTGGTTTTCCTGGTAATCAGTTTGTAAAATATGGTGGTTTGTTGCCAACAACTGGTGATATTTTACTTAAAGGATCTGAAATTGGTAAAACAGGATCACTAGGATTTATTCTTGCTAACTACTATCAAACTATTCCTAATGGATCTATTGAAAATGTAATTTTTGATGGTAGTACTACTGTCAAAGTTACATTTAGATCTATATCAACTGGATTACCAATCGCATGTCAGGATATAGGTATTACTTCTGCATCTCAGATTAGATTTAAGAACTATCCTGATGTTAATCTAAATCTAACTTGGACAATTTACTCACCTACTGGTGATGCATTCTCCCCAACAAAACCATATATCTACGTCCAGATTTTCGCCCAAAGACCTGCACTTATACAATCATGGGCAGATTTAATTACTCAAGCAACAAATGCCAATAATCCTCTTCCAACAATTGAATTCTCTAACTCAAACTGGAAGGAAGTTGGTGTACTTGGTGCAGAAGCTCTTAGAACAGAAACTGAGACTATTGGTAATTACAAACTTGGTATCAATACAGTTGCACGTTCACCACATGATGCACATAAAAATGCATTTGTTGATTCTGCTACAACTGATCCTCGTGCAAACCTAGATGTTGTTGGTAATGCATATATTAGCGGTAAGAAGACCACAAACTATTTACAGCACCCTAATTTTGCTAATCGTAATAAGAATGCGATTGCTGATGCATTTGTAGTTGGTGGTGATAGTGCCTCTCCAACTGACTACAGCACACTCAGAGTTGATACAAATACTGTTGCAATTACTGAAGCTTCACGAGGAAATAACCTTGGAAGAGTTGGTATCAATACAGATCAAACAGTTACTAATAAGCAACTCAACAGAGCACTCGTTGTTGTTGGTGATTCTAGATTTACTGAAGATGCTAGATTCCAAAGAGATATTGAAGTCTATACTGATGGTGGAACTGATACTGCTGAAATAAGAACTGGCATAACAACTGGTAATTTCAATCTACTTAATGGATCTACAACTACCCAGTTTACTGGTCAATTATCAATTACTGCTGGTGTTCTAAGCAAAGCAAATTCTAAGGGACTTAGACTTGGTAATAATCTTGCCTATATTGAAATAGGTGACGTATATACTGATGATCAGTTTATCTTCATCGGTAATAATTCAGATCACTCCAATATTCTTATCGGTGATATTTCTGATGCTGCTGATAAGATTTCGAAAATCTCGATTGGTGGTGCCTATGGTACTAACTCTTCAAACTCCTTCACAACGTTTGGAACTAGAAGAGTAAACTTTGCTGGCGATGTATTATTTGGTGCAAATAAACTACAGGGTGGTAATAGACTCAATCCAGAAATGGTCGTTACCGTTGGCACAGAGGCAGGTATTGTTGAATTCTTTACTGGTAATACACAAACCCTTGATTTTGCAACTAATGCATCCGAAATCAATATTGGCGGTCAAGGTGGTCAAACAAAAGTCAGAAACAACTTACTTGTTGACGCTGCTGCTCGCTTCAATTCTAATATAGTTCTTTGTGGTGGTTTTGCTTCATTCTCATTTGTTGGTAATAGAGCACAACTTGGTTCTACACCATTTAGTCATACTTCTGGAATACTAGGCAGCAATACATTCAATTCAAATATTGATATTGTTAACGTATTTGTAGTAAATGTTGTAAATCAAAATATTCCAACAGTTGCAGAACTAGCAGCTGGATTCAACAGAATTGATACTGCAGGTGCTGGTGTATGGGGTGGAAACTCTGGCACTTCTAATTTCCAAGCAGCAGTTCCTGGTGCTGGTCCTGAAGGAGGAACACTACCAGCACTAACTGGATTGGATTATTACATGCCAGTCAAGTATAAGCCAACTCCATATTTCAAAGCTGGTGATTACGTAATTGTTGATACTGGAATTACTGGAACTACACATCCAGAAATTGTAAGAATTACTGAAGATGGATTACAAGGTGCAGAGACTGCTCCTTATTATCTAAAAGTTCGTCGTCAACCACTTGGTACATTCACTACAATTAAATCAAATCACCCAGATACAACAAATATCTGGAAGGTGAATGTTGCATTTGATGCAACATGGATTACTCAATCTATTGATGCTTCTGGAGTTCAGGAAAATGTATATCTTGCTGAGTTTGGTGGTTCTCTAACTACTAATGATTATGTAATTATTGATAGAGAAGATACTAATAATGACGGTATTGCTGATAAGGGTGAAGTATTTAAGATTGCTTCTTTACTAGCTCAAGTTGCTAAGAAGTTTAGCATTAAGAATGGTTGTGACACAGCAGCAGAAGAAACAGTATTTGAAGTTGATTCAACAACTGGTAGTGTTTCTTTAGGTGACCCTGGCAATATTAATACAAATACATTCATTTATGGAAATCTAACTGTAACTGGTCAGTGTGGTGGTGCAGGAACAGCAGATAATACAAAACTTACATTCAAAAATGAGCTTTATACCACAGCACAAATTGACATTTGTACTGGTGATGCATTCTTTGGAAGCAATTTTGCAACAGTATTTGTTGTTGGCGCTTTCTATGGAACAACAGCAGCTGCTCATACTACAACTACTCCAGTACATGTTTATAGAAGAGATCCATATACTGTTCAGGCTGCTGGTCCACTCACAACAATCCTCGCTACTCAACAAACTGGTAGTGTAACTCCAGCAACATCTAATATTCCAATTGCAACAAACTTAGCAGCATTCTCTAAGGGAGATCTTGTTGCTATTGTAGATGGAATTTCTAAAGTTGAAATTATTCAAATCACAGATACACCATATACTGATTCTAACGGAAATAAATTACTTCCTACATCTACTAATGCTATATATCCAACTGGTGGTAGAGGAAAAGAAAGTACAACAGCACAATCATGGAACAGTGGAGCAATTGTCGTTAGGATTCAAAAGGATCCAAGAACCACAACTCTTGCTGAAGCTATCCCAGCAACTGGAAGAATTTCTGTTGAAGCTCCAAATATCAATCCTAATAAGATTCGAATTAAATTAGTTAATGGCGATCTTATTGCAGAAAAATTAGACTATGAATACTTTGTTAGAATTGATAATGAATTCTTCTATCCAGATAGCAAGAATAGTGCAAATGACCCAATATATGGTGTAAGACTTCCAAAATCATATCGTGATCCTGTTACTGGTGATATTGAGAAGTTCTTTGGTGGTGGAGATATTACATCTCATGGATCTCTTAACATCACAAGTGGAAATATTAGAGTCTATGGAACTGATGGAACAACTTTAGTATTCAACGTAACTAATGATGATGGTCACCCTGGTGATGGTGCAATCGTTGACGAACTTACTGGTAGAAACGGTATGTATCTCAAGGGATTTGCAAATATATTTGGTAATCTTCAAGTTTATAATGAGCAATGTCAAGAAAACGGAGTATGTGACAATAAACTAGTATTTAAAGTTGATAGAGCAAGTGGTAAAGTTGATATGGGTGAATCCCTGTATATTAAGGGTCAAATATTTGCTAATCAGTCTGCATCTACACCAATTCTCCATATTGATAATCTTGGATCTGCTGGTACTGGAGGAACAACTGGACCTAGAGACTTTATTTTATATCAAGATGGTTCAATTGATGCATTTGGTATTAAACAATATTTTACTGCAAACGGTGGTAGAAGATGGACTTATGTTGCACAATCTGCAACTGGAATCGGTCAGACTCAAGCAAATCCATTACAACCAAATAATAATTACTTGTTGAATCTTACAACTGGTGGTAATATGGTTCTTTATCTACCAACTAATGCTGTTACTGGTGATATAATTAGATTTATAGAATTAACTGGAAATCTAAGTTACAATACAAACCTCGTTATTAGAGCTCTGAAGATTAATAATACTGCTACTGGAATACAGGGAGATGTCACTGGTTCAAAACTAACATCTGGTTCTGGATCTGGTCTTCTTGCTCAAAGTTGGGATAGTGGTGAACTTATTATTCAAACCAGAAATGCCTCATTTGGACTTCTATTTGTTGGAACAACAGATGCTCCTAATGATCCACTTGCTTCAGAAATTCCTTCAAACCTTCGTGGTTGGTGGTTAGTAGAACTATAATCTTATGGCACAAAATTACGGTTCAATTAAATCCATGAAAACTGCCAAAATTGGCACAATCATGTTATGGTCAGGAGATGGAAATGAGGGAGATATACTTTCTAACGTTCCTAATGGTTGGATATTGTGCGATGGCAAAGTATACCAAGCTAATAGATATCCATTATTGACTTCTGTTCTTGGTAATAGTTATGGAGGATCTACTATAACTGGAGATTTCCCACATTATGGCGGTACTATCAAGATACCAGATATTACTGGAAGATGCATGATGGATTTAGAACCGCAGATGTTAGCACAAAGTGCTTATCAATATGGTCAAACAGATGCGCTTAGTAAATTATCTGCACTTGTTGTTGATGATGGATTGACTGTTTCTATTCCTACTTTAATTTCTGCTGATACAGATTTAGCATTTAATGTTGCTTCTCAAATTTTATTTGTTGGAAAAATGACTGGTGCTCCTGGGCAATCTAATATAACAATCAGTCCTCCGTCATTTTCAACAACTGTTTATACTGTTCCTAGAAAACTTGGTATCAATCATACGCCTTATCATAAACATCCTGGAACATATGATAGCGCACTTGCTGGTTCAGCACCACCAGATGTATTCTCTCCTTCATCGATGACAGTTAGCGGAAGTAGAAGTCTTCCTTTAGGGTGTGGAAGTCTTTCATGGAATGAAGCAGCATTCAACCAAGAAGCTAATGCAGATACTTGGTGTCAGGGTGCTGCTCCAATCACATTTTATGATGAAAATACATTAATTCAAACAAATCAATTTAATACATTTCCTGCCCTAGGTGGTTCGGTTACATATGATTACTCTTCAATACCATCATCAACTGCACCAGCGAGAGTTTTAGAATCCCAAGTTTATACTGATCTTATTTCTGCTAGTATTCCTATTACTACTCACGCTGAAGCTGCCTGGACGGGAATGTTCCCTCGTCCTATGGAGACTTCAAATAGAAGAAACTATTTTGGTATTAATACTGGAATTACTGGTGGAACAGGACTGACAGATGACCCAGAAGCAGCACCAGTTTTTGCTGTTAGTAATATTACTATTACAGCTCAAACTGCTCAAATAACCTTGCCAGCATCAACAAATTTAGGAACAAATAAAACAAATATTGTTCCATTTATGTATGTTCAATCTGGGACTACTAGTGGAACATTTATTCAACCTGGAACTCAAATTTTAGGATTGTTCAAAGATGATAATGGAAATTATATTTTAGATCTTAGCAACGCAATTGGTGGCGCTGGATCTGTACAAACAAGTCTAACTTTTAGACATGGAACTTTTCCAACTTCATTAAATTCTACTGCTGCAGCACAAGATCCAGCATCATCAACATTTGCGTCACATAATCATGCTAGTTTTGATGTTACTATGTTAAATGGTAATCTTACAGGTCCAACAACACATCCAGTTACTAATGTTCAACGTGGTGATGTCACACCAGAGACTATTACTGGCGCCCTAAATATATTAGCAAATATTGCTAATCCATCACTAAATGTTGTTTACATCATTAGGGCATACTGATGGCAGTACATTACTCAAAAGAAAGAAGTAAATATGGTACTCTTACTGGTAGTATCATCGTTTGGCCTGTAGAAATTCCTTCTGCAAATAATCCACAAAATCCAGATTCTAAAAATATTTTGCCTGCAGGATATTTAAGGTGTGATGGGTCAAAATATAATGTAGCACAGTATCCAGATCTTGCAACAATTATTGGTACTGGTAGTAATTGTAAATTTGTAAGAAAAGATCAAAATGGAGTTCCTCTTACAGTATTGACTAACGATGAATTTGTTGTTCCAGATCTAGGATCTAAGTATCCTAGACCAACTCCTGGTGCTGACGCTGGGGTATATAATAATATTTTAACAGAGACACAGGCTGGAAATTTTATTAAAAGATCTGGTATGGGTGTAGAAGCAACATCTAACGTTGGTGAAGTTGCGACTGTCACATATTCTGGAAAATTTATTATACCACCACAGACTTTTGCTCTCAAGGGTAAAGCAGCCTATACATGGGGTAATTCTGGATATACTGATTCTGAAGCGGTTGATACTTTAGCACTTCACCCTCATATGCATTTTTCTACTACAAATAGAGTTAGAATAAAACCAAAAAACCCACCAACAAGTGGTCAAGATATAGCCCAGGGGGTACAAAGTTTTCAAAATGCAAGTACTGTTAATATTGATGATTGGTTAAATGCTACAAAATATAGTGAGGGTGGACTGAGTAATGGAGCTCCAGGAAGCAATCAACCCGCATGTTGGGCAATTGCATCTGGAGAAAAAGCTAATACACCAGATAATCAAATTATTGTTCCGTTACCACCACCGCTTTTCTTGGGTAGTCAACTTACAGCTTATAGTAATTTTTGTCGAACTGGATGCTCACTATCAAACTTAAGATGTTATTGTTTAATCAAAAATCAATATTCATATAATTTAGGTGAAGATTGGTTTGGATTTCCTGGAACAAGAGTATATGTATATGTTGATTCTTTAATTGGATGTGTTCCTGATCTTTTTAATGGAGGTGCAGATGGTGAAACTTGGGGGACCACTGGAACTACTCCTGCAACTTATCTTACAGGAGCTTTTGGTGTTCCTAGTGACTGGAAAGGTACATCACTTTCTGATGTATTACCACTCAATTCAAATTTAACTAGTACATCATCATTTCCACAAGCACATAATATTCAAAGTGAAGTAGAAGAACTTCAATATACTGATGGTGTTGATGATCCTACTGTACATAACCATAAAATTCTTATAACTAAATCTGGTCACAATTTTAAAATTGTCACAGATACATTTTTATTGGAACCAGATGCATTAAATACTACGATAAGTCTTTTTCCAGAAACAGAAGCATCTATTGATGCGGTGTCATCACCATTTATTGTACTAGAATATTTAATAAAGATATAAAATGCCAGCTTTTAATCCTGTATATCGCAATAACAGACAAAATTATTACTCAGAGAAAGGTCCAGACTCTGCCTCTGTAGGAACGATCATTAATGTCTTAAAAACTAAATCTGGTAAAAAATCTTTTGATTCTGAATTTGTGCCAACTGGAAATGCTGTTAATGGAACAACTTCTTACGTAAATATTACTGGTGATGCTCAACCAGAATTGAATCCAGATTTTCAATATAGAGGATATCTTTATTGTGATGGATCTGAATATAATATTTCTGATTATCCTTTATTATATGCAGCAATTGGGAATAGTTATGGTGGATCTTCTAGTAACGGAATTACTGTCTTATCAGGTGGTAGTGGATATTCTTCTACGAATACAGTAACTTTTTCTGCAGCACCAACTGGAGGGATTACAGCAACTGGAACAATAGTTGTTGATAGTGGTAAAGTTACTTCAATTACTATCATTAAAACTGGAGTAGGTTATACAACACCACCAACAATATCTATTTCTGGTTCTGGCACGGGAGCAACATTTAAAATTAGAATGAACAATCAGGGTTCAATTGCTCCAATTTTACAAGAAAATGTATTAGAGCATTGGCCTGATACTGATATGGGAACATTTAAAGTTCCTGATTTGCTTGCTAAAAAAATTGTTGGATATGGACCAGTTTATGGTAGTGGATCACCAGTTATTGCAAATATCGATTTAGCAATTGGTATTGAAAGTATTGGTGGTAAGTGGTATTTTGATGAACAGTCACAAAAAGGACAATTTAATTTGGGAGCTGTTACCACAACTGGATATACGGATGTTACTGATACTCTTAGTGGTAATATTATAGGATCAGAAACAATTACATTTACACTAGCAGAAAAGAAGTTAGCTGGAGCACCTCAACATTCTCATTTACTGTTTCACTCAGAATGTCCACAAACATCAGGACTAAAATCGGGCGGAATATATGATACATATTTGACTGGATATAAGACTGGAAAGGGTAAAGTAGAAGGATTTACTCCCTCTGGTGGAGTTTCACTTACACATAGTCATGCTCTATTAAAAAAAGCAAATACTAATGCAGCATTTGCAACATACGACTTATTTAATTACACAGGAGGAGATCCAGAACTAGGAACTATCAAACCAAATGGTACTACTGTTTTTGCATCTGGTAACTCTGGAACATTTGAGTTGATTACATTTACACCAAATCCAACTTTTAGATTTTTTAGTTCTACTTCTTTAATTGGTGGTAGAACTATCCTAACTGCTGGGACACCAATTTATGATTATCAAACAACAAATTATAATAGTCCTGGAACTTATAACTATAGTTTTAATACTGCTGTTAATGAAGTCACCATTACTGTTCAAGGTGGTGGTGCATCTGGAGCAGTTTATGATCAAGCAGGTAATAATGGTGGAACATCCTCCGTAAATATAGGTAATGGACTATGTGTTATTACAGCTGGAGGCGGTAATAAAGGTAATGCTGCTGGGGCAACAACTGGCGGTAGTGGTGGTACTGCTGGGACAAACAGCGTTACTGGTTCTGCTTCTAGTATTTTTAATATAACAACAAATCAGGGTGGGTCATTAGCAGGATTTTCTGGTGGAAATGGCGCCGCAGGGCAATTTTGGAAAAATTTATATCCAACAGAAAATCCATCTGGAACCTGGGGTGGTGCTGCAAGTGCAAGTGGAAGTGCTGGAAAATATTTAAGTGTCAGTAATGTGGTTCCACTATCACCTGTAACATTTAATTATCCAAGTACTGGTGCGTTTGCAGTCGTACCAACTAGCACAAACTATACTATAACTGGTGTAACATTTGAACTTTTTGGATCAGTTGGTATCGATCCAAGTGCATATCAGTATGGATGTACAACTGGTCAAGGAAAACCTGGAAAATACATGAAACTTAGTCTTAAAAATCTTTCTAATGCTCAAGGGGCTTCATTTTCTTGTTTTCCAGGACAAGGTGGACAACCAAGACCAACATCAGCAGCAGCAACATATGGAACAGCAGGTGGTGGAATTGGAGGTGCTGGTTATGCTAGCAACGGTGGTGGAGGTGGAGCTGCAACTATTATTATTGGTTCTGCTGGAGGTGTTACTGCTTCAATTCTTGCTGGCGTAGGCGGCGGTGGGGGTGGAGGTGGAACGGGTGAGGGACAGTGTGGTGATAATGCCACTGGTAATCCAATCACAGATAGTCCTCAAGCTGTAACACAACCTTTATTTTCTGGAGTAGGTGGTACTGGTGGTAATTATGGATGCACAGGCGGCGGTGGCGGCGGAGGCGGCGGCGGTGTCGGATTAGCAAATCAAGCTGGACAACCTCAAGGACCTGAGGGTGGTGGTAGTGCAGGTGGAGCAGGTGGCGGCGGCGGCGGCACAGGCGGACATGGTGGAGGTTATGGTGGTGCTAGAGGATTAACTAGTTATCGCTCAGATGTGTTTGACTTGATTGCATCTGGTAACAGTTCAACTACTAATGGTAGAATTGTAGGTCAAATTACAGAAGATAGAAGTTATTGGACTTCTGGCGGAGGAGGAGGAGGATCAGGCGGTAAGATATTTGGAAATATATTAGGAACTGCTCTAAATGCAAACGGGATTTCTTCAGCAGTAGTTACTGTTGGTGGTGGAGGTTCTGGTGTTTCCAGACAAATTAGTGGGTCGAATAGTGTAAGTAGTAATAATGGCGGAAGTGGATTTGTTACAATTCAGTCTGCTATCATTACAGGATATCAAGGTGGAACAAGCACTATTTCTATTGGTGATATTATAGAAAGTGCAAGTGCTGGTCCAGAAATTTACTCATCTGGAGCTGGTACAGGAAATGCAAGTGGATTCAAATTACCAACAACACAAGTTCCTACTGTTGTTATTAGTCCTCAACAAGGCACACCTGGATCTGGTGCAACTGCTACCGCCATAATTAGTAATGGTGCCGTTACTGGATTTACTATAACTGCTAGTGGTAGTGGTTATACATCACCACCAAAAGTTAGACTATTGGGAGGTTGTGGTGCTGGAACAACAGCAACTACAACTATTGGTGCTAATGGTGGCGTGACTGGTATTACATTAGGTAGTGGGACTGGTACAGCATATACAAAGTATGTTAAAATAGGTGGTACTGAGTTAGAAAGATTTATTGTTTTACTGCCTCAGGACTGTACTTTGGTTGAAACAA